AATATCATACATGGCCGTTGGGGAGTCGAAGAGACTGCCAGACGAATCTTTGAAGCAGTCAGAGACTACCAACCAGTCGCAGTAGGTATTGAGAAGGGTGCGTTAAAGAACGCTGTCTATCCCTACCTGAACGATATAATGAAGAAGAACCAGAGATTCTTTAGAATAGAAGAGCTAACACACGGCAACAAGAAGAAGACAGACAGGATCGTGTGGGCGCTACAAGGCCGTTTAGAACACGGTAACTTAGTATTAAACAAGGGTAAGTGGAATGCTCAGTTCCTAGACGAGTTGTTTCAGTTCCCTAACCAATTAGTCCACGATGACTTGATAGATGCTCTTGCATACATTGACCAGTTAGCTAAGGTCTCGTATGCTTTTGACTATGAAGAAGAGGACTACGAATTCCTAGACAAATACGCAGGCTATTAATTATGGAACTAGAAGGCAACGACAACTTCACGCTAGAGCAGGACATTGAAGGCTGGGTAATGGATAAGTGCGATAGCTGGCGCGATCATTACGAAGCTAACTATTCACAACGCTTTGACGAATACTATCGACTGTGGCGTGGTCAGTGGTCATCAGAAGACCAGACTCGTCAGTCAGAACGCTCTAAGATTATATCTCCTGCACTACAACAGGCTGTAGAGTCATCTGTAGCAGAGCTAGAGGAAGCTACCTTTGGTCGTGGTAAGTGGTTCGACATCAAAGACGATGTACGTGATCAGAACCCTGCTGACATTGCAGCCTTACGTAGTTACTTGGAAGAAGACTTTGCAAAGAATAAAGTACGTAAGAACGTAGCTGAGTGTCTAATCAACGCTGCTGTATTCGGTACAGGCATTGCAGAAGTTGTTATAGAAGAAGAAAAAGAGATGGCTCCTGCTACACAGCCTGTGATGGGCGGTGAGCTACAAGCAGTAGGTGTTACCATACAAGACCGTACATGCGTTAAGCTGCGTCCTGTTATGCCGCAGAACTTCCTGATTGACCCAGTAGCTACAGACATTGACACTGCGCTGGGCTGTGCAGTAGACGAGTATGTGTCTAGCCACTTGGTTGAGCAACTACAGGAAAAAGGTGTATATCGTGACGAGCCTTTGTCTGTTGCTGCCAGTGACTTTGATTTAGAACCTGATCAGGAACTGACTACCTTCCCTGAAGACAAGGTTAGACTGACTAAATACTACGGCCTTGTTCCTACGCACCTACTAAAAGCAGCTATGGAAGATGCTGAAGAAGACGAAGAAGTTGTAGAGTTTGGTGAAGAAGAAGAAGATACCTACTACACTGAAGCTATGGTTGTTATTGCCAATGGCGGTACTCTGCTAAAGGCTGAGAAAAACCCGTACATGATGCAGGATCGTCCTGTCGTAGCATTCCCTTGGGATGTCGTTCCTAGCCGCTTCTGGGGTCGAGGAGTATGTGAGAAAGGGTATAACAGTCAGAAGGCGTTAGACGCAGAACTACGCGCTAGAATCGATGCTCTAGCACTAACCATCCACCCAATGATGGCTATGGACGCTTCTCGCATGCCTCGTGGTGCTAAACCCAGCATACAACCTGGAAAGACCATCTTAACCAATGGCAACCCTTCAGAGATATTACAGCCCTTTAACTTTGGTCAGGTTAATCAGATTACCTTTGCACAGGCTCAGTCACTACAGACTATGGTACAGACTGCCACAGGCGCTATCGACAGTGCTGGTATCTCTGGCTCTATCAACGGTGACGCTACAGCCGCTGGTGTTTCTATGTCACTGGGTGCTATTATCAAGCGCCACAAGCGTACACTAATTAACTTCCAAGACTCCTTCCTGATTCCATTCGTACAGAAGGCTGCTTACCGTTACATGCAGTTTGAGCCTGAGCTGTATCCAGTAGCTGACTACAAGTTCCACACCTCTAGCTCACTAGGCATTATTGCTCGTGAGTACGAAGTAACACAGCTTGTTCAGTTGCTACAAACCATGTCACCAGACACGCCAATGTATCCTAAGCTGGTTATGTCTATCATCGACAACATGAACCTGTCTAACCGTGAAGAGCTTATTGCTACTCTTGAGCAGGCTAATCAGCCTAATCCAGAAGCACAACAGGCTCAACAGATGGCTCAACAGGGTCAGATGGAGTTCCAGGCTTCACAAACTGCTGCACTCAACGGCCAAGCTGCTGAATCGCAAGCTAGAGCGCAGAAGATTGCAGTTGAAGCGCAGGCTATACCGCAGGAACTGGAGATTGACCGCATCAAAGCTGTTACAACTAACCTAAACAAGGGTGATGCAGACGATAAAGAGTTCCAGAAGCGCCTAGAAATCTCTAAACAACTGCTAAAAGAGCGTGAAGTAGCAGTAAAAGAGGGTAATGTTGCTAGACAGGCGGCTCCACAGCCTCGACCAGCAGCTCCTCAGCCACAACCACAAGGAATGATGCCCAATGGTCAGCAATAGAGACTTAGAACACGTAGTAGCTCAAGTAAATGTACAGTTTGAGGAGCTTTTTAAGAAGATTGCACAACTTGAGAAACAAATGGAGACTAAGAATGCCAGCAAAAAAACCAGACCCAAGACTAGCTAGAGCTGGTGTCACTGGATACAATAAGCCGAAGCGTACCCCTAATCACCCAAAGAAAAGCCATGTTGTTGTGGCAAAGGAAGGTGACAAAATCAAGACGATTAGGTATGGAGAACAGGGGGCAAGCACAGCAGGAAAACCCAAGGCGGGTGAATCTGCTCGTATGAAAGCCAAGAGAGCCAGCTTCAAAGCAAGACACGGTAAGAACATAGCAAAAGGTAAAATGTCAGCAGCTTATTGGGCTGATAAATCTAAGTGGTAGTACACTTATAGGTACATAAAAGTGCAACAAATGTACACTTAAATGTACACTACAGTATACATTGTACATTATATGAAACATAACAGGAGATTATTATGCCATACGGTAAAGGTACATACGGTAATAAAGTAGGTCGACCACCTAAGAAAAAGACACCGCCTAAAAAGAAGCCAGTTAAACGATGAAGGGTCAGACCCACGGTGGTAAAGGAAGTACCCAGCGCAAGACAGATCAAAAGAAGTTTGCAGCCAACTGGGACGCTATATACAACAAAAATACTACAAAGTCAAGTAAAAAGAAGAAATAACGCTTGACTTTCTTATGCTTTTATGTTATAATAACTGTGTAAGACTAATATAAACAACGCTGTCCTAATAGGAGAAACAGTATGATTGATAAAGACCTTGAGCTATATTACCGTAACATTAGAGATATGTTTGGCTCACCTGGCTGGAAACAGCTAATGGAAGACCTTAAGTCTAATGCAATGGTGATCAACTCAGTAGAAGCTGCAAAAGATAATGAAGACCTTTACTTCCGTAAGGGCCAACTCGCTATCATAGCTAACCTACTAAACCTAGAAGCTCAAATCGATGCAACAGAAGCAGAAGCATTAAAGGAAGATGAAGTAGAAGAAGCTGCCTAATGAGGGCTATCTACGAGTATCGCTGCGAAGGTGGACACACAAACGAACGCTACACAGATTCAGAGTGTACCCACATTCCCTGCTTAGATTGCGACAAGATTGCAAGAAGGATTGTAAGTGCTGTGCGAAGTAAGCTAGACCCTATCTCTGGTGATTTTATGGGTGCTACCAGACAGTGGGAAAAAAACAGAGCGCAGAAGTTACAGCAAGAACGCAAGGCCAACTCCTAACCGAAGCCCTGCATAATACACCTCCATAATGAGAATACTCACGGAGTTTAATAATGGCAACACTAATAGACGAGCGTCCAGAAGACGTTGAAACTGAACACGAAGAAATAAGTCAGATTCAAGAGGAGCCTCAAGTAGAGGAAACTCCTCAAGAAGAAGAAATCCCTGATAAGTACAAAGGAAAGTCAACCGCTGAGATTGTAAGGATGCACCAAGAAGCTGAGAAGCTACTAGGAAAGCAAAGCGGTGAGGTAGGGGAGCTTCGTTCAGTAGTAGACAATTACATCCAGACACAACTCGACACCAACACCCCAGCAACCCAAGAACCTGAAGAAGACATAGACTTTTTCTCTGATCCCGACAAGGCTGTCGAGAGAGCGATTAAGAATCATCCTTCAATTAAAGCTGCTGAAGCACAAACTCAGCAGTACAAGCAGCAAACAGCGCAGGCTCAATTGCAACAACGTCATCCTGACATGCAAGAGATTCTGCAAGATGGTAAGTTTGTTGATTGGATTAAAGGATCAAAGATTCGTACTCAGCTCTTTGCACAAGCGGATACGCAGTATGACTACGAAGCTGCTGATGAGCTTTTCACTATATGGAAAGAGCGTCAACAAACAGTAGCTCAGACTGCCGTTAATGAGAAAGCAAGCAGAAAAGAAGCTGTCAAGACTGCCTCAACGGGCGGTGCAAAAGGAAGTGGCGAGACAGCATCTAAGAAAGTCTATAGGCGCTCAGACATTATTAAACTAATGCAAACTGACCCTGATAGGTATTTAGCTTTATCTCCAGAAATCGAGAGGGCTTATGCTGAAAAGAGGGTTAGATAACTAATCTCTTTAAGGAAGTATTATCATGGCTACATCAGTATATCCCAATATGGGCGGAGCAGTAGACAACACTAGCGCAGCTACTTTTATTCCAGAAATCTGGAGTGACGAAGTAATTGCTGCATACAAGAGCAATCTTGTAATGGCTAACCTCGTTAAGAAAATGAGCATGACTGGTAAGAAAGGTGACACCATTCACGTTCCTAAGCCTACTCGTGGTACAGCCACTGCTAAAGTTGCAGAGACTGCCGTAACTATCCAGAACTCTGTTGAGTCAGAAGTTCTGATTAACATCAACAAGCACTTTGAGTTCTCTCGTCTAATCGAAGACATCACCGAAGTACAGGCTCTCGCTTCACTGCGTCAGTTCTACACTGGTGACGCAGGCTATGGTCTGGCTAAGCAGGTTGACAACGATCTGTTTACTCTGGCTAAGTCTTTCGGTGACGGTGATGGCTCTAGCTACGTTAACACTGGTTCTTTCCAGATTAACACTACCTCTGGTGCTTTGGAAGCCTATGATGCTGACGGTACTGCTGACATTGGCGCTTTCTCTGACGCTGCGTTCCGTGCGCTGATTCAGAAGCAAGACGATGCAGACGTTCCTATGGACAACCGTAGCTTCATCGTTCCTCCTTCACTGCGTAACGCTATCATGGGTATTGATCGCTACACTTCTACTGACTTTGTTAATGGCAAAGGCGTAGAGACTGGCAAGATTGGTAACCTGTACGGTGTTGACGTATATGTTTCTACTAACGTACCTACTCTTGAGTCAGGCGTTCGTGGCGCACAGTTGATCCACAAGGACACCAATGTTCTTGCAGAGCAGCAGGCTATCCGTTCACAGACTCAGTACAAGCAGGAGTTCCTCGGTACTCTTTACACTGCTGATTGTTTGTATGGCGTTCAGGTCATGCGTCCAGAAGCAGGCTTCACCCTAGCTGTACTTTAAAGCTAAACTGGGGGATTCTTCGGAGTCCCCCTTTCTTTATTCTCCCTTTCTTTTGTTTTCGTAGGAGCTACAATGGCTATATTTAGAGGTGACGGTGGTGCTGGTGATTCCAATACGGATGCCACCATATCTGCTGTTACAGCCCAGGCTGCGATAGCTACTACGAAAGCAAGTGATGCAGCCGCTAGTGCGGTAGAGGCAGCTAACTCTGCAACTACTGCTACAACTAAAGCTGCTGAAGCAAGCACATCTGCTACTAATGCAGCTAACAGCGCCACAGGTGTTGCAGCCTACGCAACAGCAGCAGAGAACTCAGCAACTGCCGCAGCATCCTCAGAGACCAACGCAGCCACTAGTGCTACAAACGCTGCTAATAGTGCCACAGCAGCCAGTGCCTCTGAG